ATTTATCAAGGAGTTGTCAACTATTTATCAAGTATTCCTGTGGTTGCTCCTGTATTAATCCCTAACCGTATGAATTTATCAACTATGAAAGTGCAATATGAAAAGGCTATGACATACCTAGCAAAGCTAAATTTATCATACAACCTTATTCAAGTCTATCGCACTTGCTTACGCTATGATGTATTCTACGGAATGGAGTTTGAGGGAGATGAAGATGCAACAGGGTACTATATTCGACCAATCAATCCTGATTACTGTCGTATTTCAGGTGTAGAATATGGGGCTTTTACTTTTGAGATGGATATGACATTCTTCCAAAAGCAAGAGAATTATGATGTAGACATTACTTTATTAGAAGAATTTGACCATTACATTCCAGGCTTCTTCACTAAGGCATTTAATACATATAAACGTGACCCACGCAAACGTTGGGTTGAAATCCCTGGGGAAAATTCAATTTGTATTAAATTGAAAGCAGAGCTTGACTATTGCTACCCACCATATGCAGGTATCTATAATGACGTACAAAACATCGAAGATTATAAAGCATTGGCAAAAGTAGCTGAGGAGCAAACCAACTACAAAATCATTGGTTTTAAAATCCCTCGATTTGAAAGTGCTAAACAAGAGCGACCTGATGCGTTTGCAATCAAAATGTCAACCGCAACAATGTTTTATGAATTAGCTCGTGACAGCATTGCAGATTCAATTGGTATCTTCTACTCACCGATGGAATGGGAGTCAATCAAATTTAGCGATAGCTCAACGAATGGTCGAAACAAAGTTAAAGAAGCAACGGATCAATTATATGATTCATTAGGTATTAGTCGCCTATTATTCAATAGTGACAATGCCACAACATTGAAGTATTCAATCAAGGTTGATGAATCAGTTATCTTCCAATTAAACAAGCAAATCTCAACTTGGGTAACACGTAAGTTTACATATAAGCACAAAGGTACTTTCCGAGTGCGATTATTAGATGTGACTACGATTAACCAACAAGAGCAATATGATAAGTATATCAAAGGTGGGCAATATGGACAACCTAACCACTTCTACTTGAGTGCTATCATGGGTGCAGACCCACAAGAATTGATGGCAATGAATTACTTACAAAATGAAGTATTAGACATTCCAACTAAATTTATCCCTATGTCATCTTCTAATACGCAAAGCGGTAGTGCAACCACAAGTGAAAGTGGCGCTCCTACTGTCGAAGATTCAGACAGTGAGAATACTATCCGCAATCAAGAGGTAGGGACAAATGAGGAATATAATCAATAATGAAAGGGGGTGAGGAGGGATGAAAGAGAATAAATTGCAGTTTACTACGATGGCTACATTTTCAGATTTTGAGTCTACTCTAAACCCTTCTTTTCATAAAGCTAGGTTACGTATCATGGCACTTGATTCTGTTGCTCGTAACGGAGTTAAGTTTACTCATGACGGTACGGTAAAAGCATTACCTACCTTAAAGAATGTGCCACTTGTAACTCAATATGACTACAACACAAAAAATCTAAAATCTCACGAGTTTGAAGATGATGGCAATGCCCTTACTTATGGTATTGGTGTAATTGCAGAAAGTTGTCAACAGTGGATTGAAGAGGTTGAGGTTGAAGGTGAAGTAAAGGAATATTTATGCTCAGAGGTTTTATTATGGAAACGTCAAAAGCGTGAGTATGACTTTATCAAACGACACAAAGACCTTAACGTGTCGATGGAAGTCATGATGAATAATCCTAAGAAAGTTAAAGACGGTAGTATTGAGGTAGGCAACTTCTACTTTACTGCTGTAACAGTCTTAGGTGTTGGTGTAAACCCTGCATTTGGTGAAGCCAACCTAGTATTTGCTAAGGATGATACCTATGAGCAAATGATGTTTGAATTAAATGAATTTGAAAACGGAGGAAGCAATATGCCACAAGAAGGACAAGTACAGGTATCAGAGCCTGTTGTAAACGAGGGGCAAGAGCCTCAAACTGTAGAGCCTAAACAAGCAAATGAACCAGTGCAACAAACTGAACCAAAGACAGAACCTAAAGAACCTGTTGTAGACTACAAGGCTAAACTTGAGCAATTAGAAGCTGAGATGTCACGCACAATTGTTGACTTAACAAAAGAGCGAGATGAGTTAGCTAAACAATTGCAAGAAGCTCAAGATAATGCAAAGTCTCAAATGACTGCATTACAAACTGAATTAGACGACCTCAAACAATTTAAGGCACAAATTGAGAAAGATAAGTTAGACACAGAGCGTCAAGCTATCTTAGATCAATTTACTGACTTACAAGAGTTTGATGAATATAAAGAATTAATCGAAAACTTAGGTGATATGCAACCTAGTGTATTAGAAGATAAACTTTATATCATTGCAGGTCGTAAGGCACGAGAAAACCAAAAAAATAAGAAACAAGTAACAAAACCTAAACTTAACATTAGCACTCCTAGTGAACCAACAACAGGTATGGAGAGTAATCCATTCGCTAAATTCTTCATGTAGAGAGTGATAATGAATATAAAAAATCTCAAAATTTAAGGAGGAATACATTTATGACATTTATGTGCAATACATCAAAAATCAAATCTATGAAATTAGAAAACCCAAAAACTGTTATGTTTACAGGTGACGTAAAACCAAATGGTACAATCGTAACATTAAAAGAAACTCAAGAGAAAACTAAAGGTCGTGAATATGACCATGTTCATGCGGTTGAGTTCTTAACTTCTGTAAACGAGGTTGCAGGAAAATACATCATCGTTGCTCCTGAAATCAACGTTGAGCAATATCGTTTAATTGACAACCAAATTTCAAAATTCGTTTTAGAAGCAGATGAAACTTATGCTGCATATCGTTTACAAGTTGGAGACCGCATTGAGTATACTGATGGATACTTCGCTGAAGGTGTAGCAGATACTTTAGTAGTTGGTGACTTCGTTGAAATCGATGGAGACGGAAAATTAGCTAAAGATGCTGATGGGTCAGCTACAACTTCTGCATTCCGAGTAGTTTCTATTTTACCTGCTCAATACCCAATCGTTATGAAACCAGGTAAAAAATCTCAACCTATCGGATTAATGCCTGAAGCTGGTAAGAAAATTAAATTAGAGGTAGTACGCTAATCCTTTTTGGATAGTGTACTTTAATAAGGAGGAATATACATATGAACTTTACTAATAAAGAATTAGCACAATTTATGATTGCAAACTACAAAGGTCAAGTAACTGTACCTGCACACTTCTCAGTAGAAGGTAAACCTGCAACTGCTGAACAAGCTATCACTAATGCTTTCCATCAAATCATGGGAACTAACCAAGATTCAACTATCATGGATTACAAACGTGCATTACGCAACCCTCAAGTTCAATTAGGTTTATTCGCAGTAATCGAAGAAGTATTAAATGAAGGTTTCATTAAAGAAGAATGGCAAATTCCTTTCTTTGAGCAATTTGTTGAAACTCGCTCTCAAGCTCGTGGAGATAAAACTGTATTCTACGTAAAATCACGTAATGAGGTAGTTGTATCTCGTGTTGCAAAGGACGGAAAAGTTGAATTAGACCGTCAACGTTTCGATGAAGGACATGAATTAACAGTCAAAACTGAAACTTATGCAGTTAAAGTTTACGAACATTTAGCACGTATCATGTTAGGACGTTCTACTTGGGGAGAATTCGTTGCTAAAATGTATGAGGCTAAAGAACGTTTCATTGCTGAAAAATGCTATGCTACATTTGCAAACGTTGTAGAAAACTTACCTAACCAATTTGTTCACCGTGGTTCTTATGATGCATCTAAAATCAAAGAAGTTATCCGCAATGTTAAATTATTATCAGGAGCTTCTTCAGTAACATTATTAGGTACTGAATTAGCATTAGAAGCATTAACTCAAGATGATTCAATCAAATACTTAGGTTCTGCTGATGTTCAAAATGAAATCTACCGTACAGGACGCTTAGGATTCTGGCATGGAAATCCGTGCGTAGAGTTACCTAACGGATTTAAAATGGGTACTGGATTAGAAGAAATGGTATTATCTGATAAAGTGGTTTACATCATTCCAAACGTTGAAGAGAAACCTTGCAAACTTGTGTTAGAGCCTGAATTATTAGATATCAACGAAGCAGACTTTGCTCGTGTAGATGACGCTGTAGAGATTGCGATTCGCTTCAGTTTCGGTGTCAATGTTATCACTGGAAATGCAATTGGAGCGTTCATCATCTCTGAATAATTTTATATTTGTCAATAGAGGGTACGACTTAGGTCGTATCTTCACTTTGATAAATATTTAAAAAACACTTTACAAATACAAACCAATAATATATAATAATAAATGTGAAAGGGTGAGATTAATGAGTAAATTCTATTCTGTAAAAGTAGGCGATAAATTAAAATTCATTGGTTGTTCATGTGGATATGGTTTATACCTTGAAGATGTGGTTGAATGTATCGCAATCAAACTTGATAAATTCTTTTGGATTAATCCACATACAGGTGAAAAACGTATGACACCTATGGGAAGTCCTTGTTTCACACCTATCGTTGAAACTTTACAAAATGTAGCACCAATGGGCGTTGAGGAAGAAGTTAAAGTTGAGGCAACAGATGTAGAAGCAAAACCTAAGAAATCTTCACCTTCACGCAAGAAGAAATCTAAATAATACATAAGGAGAGAGAAAGTATGAGTTATAAAGGTGGGCAGTTATTTATCAAAACAATCGAAGTTAGTGGTTTTGCAGGAGCTATTCATGGTATGCGAAATCCATTGAATAGTTGGTTTAAAGCAGATAGTAAAGTTGAAAATGGTCAATTCATCATGGGTGAGAATGACATGAAATTGGCTACAACTTTAATTAAAGGTGGGGCAGAGCATCGTAAATTCTTACGTATGATTCAAGTGCAATTTGATTTAAACCTACCTCGTTACGTTTGGTCAGAATTTGATACATATAAATTTAATACTAAAAATTCTTGCTCAACGATGCACAAGTTATTCAATAAAGATGATGAAAATGAAAATCGTGTCATGACAGAATTAGATGAATTATTATCTACTCGTGGTGATTTATCATTAGATAACTTCTTCTATCATGAAGAAGATGAGAGGGAGTTACAACAAATGATTGACAAGTTAAACTCATTAAAAGTTGAATATTATCAAGCAACCCCTAGCGAGAAGAAACACTTATTACGTAGGGCAAA